GGAATCATAATCCGCAGGTCCGGGGTTCGAATCCCTGATTCGCCACCAAATGCGAAAGGGCTCAGCGCAAGCTGGGCCCTTTTTCTTTGCTCCGCAAACACGACATCGCTCCGCAAATGTCGTAGCACTGCCCCCTCACACCGCCTACGAGGCATCCCAATCGACGCCGCGAACTAGAGGCCATCCGCCCCCTATGCGGACCGCTTTCTAGATAACGCCAAGGGTGCGCCGCCAGTCAGTCTCAACAAGCTGGTTTCGAACGAACCTCGGGCGGCTTGGATCGTCGCAACCTCAGCATCAAATTCAGTTTGTGACAACACGCCGTCACGAAGATCCGCTTCACACTCTTTCTGTTCATCCGCAAGCCGAGCAATCTCGGCCGTCAACAGACCAACCATCAACATGGTGCTTTTGCGGTACTCCACTGACTCTGGATCATTCAACTGAAGTAGCGCCTCCGTGTGCCGACCATAATCGGACGTTGCACGAATCTCCCCGGTCGTCGCATCAAAACGGAGATGACTCGCCATCTCGTGGTCACACGGATTCACTACAAAAGGCCCAGCCGACTCATCTGCGGGCCAATCATCACTCTTTCGACTGTTACAACTCCCGCAACAATAATAGAGGTTATCGTAATCGCAAACCAAATGCGCGAAGCGGGTGTTGCCTTTGGGCCGGTAATGGTCCGCACCGAAGTTCAAATTCGGTGCACTACTATCCGGCTGTCGACAATACACACACACGCGCGAAAATTCGACTTGTAACCAGCGCTTGTATGTCTGGTAGCGCTTGTATACCGGGGGGACAAACTTCCGCGCGTGCTTCGCTTTCGGATACCGAAAAAGACTCATGTCCGTCCAGACGCAGCATGGCGAGCACGTCTCGCCTCCCGCTCCTGAGCACGAGCATTGCGAGCCGCTACGCTGTGCTCCAGTTGCTCTGCCATTCCGGCGACTACAGCAACCTGCTCAGCTGAAACTCTAGGTGCAATTCTTAGCAGACGTTCGTTCAATATCTCCAGCCTCGACGCCGTTTCCGTCTCGCCCGGAGACCTGGCGGAGAGCTTCGCCAGCAAGAGAACGCGCTCCCGCGCCAGACGTTCCGCGTCGCCGTTTGGAGCGGCATGTGTCGCACTTTCAGCGATCTCAGAAGCGGCACTCTCGTCCACGGTCGGCGTGGGAATCGCAGCAGGCAGCTCCAACGCATCACGTATAGGCGTCACCTCGCGGTCGCGAGCGCGCCCCACAAAAACGTTCGCATACCCCGTTTTCGTGTTGATAAATCTAGTCCCTTGATAGCGGGATGCCTGCCGAGACGTTGATTCATCTTGGAACAACGACAACGAGTTCCCAATGAACCCCGTGTTGGTCGTAGGATTTGTGTTGGTGTAGTAGCTCATGGTCTCCGCTCAGCCTTTGAAAGCTTCGGCGTTTCCAGATAATCGCGCGCCGCGTCGCCGATAGCCCAGTCGAACACATCGAATGCTTGGGAATGCATCGCATCAAGCGCGTCGGCAGCGTCCGCGACCGCAACGCCAGTCCGGTGCACATCGATATCGAGCAGGTACAGCGGCCATTCCGGTTTGGCCTCTTCATTCACGGTGTCCGACTGCTTTAGCTTGATGCCGTGCTGAAGCAAGCAACCGCCGTCCTCTGCCAACAAATTTAGTCTACCGGAATACTCTTGCACACCCGCGAAATGCGCAGTACGAAGAGGGGCAATCAACTCGGGATTGATCCAGCCCTCCGTTGCAGGGTCGGCGCCTGCGTCTATGACGTTGATGTACCTCATCCCCACTCGGGTGAAGAGATCTGAGTCGATGATCTTCGAGGCCGCGCCGACAACTCGCATCACACGTTCCCGGAGGTTCGCATACTCCGTATATGCGATCGTTTCGATCGAGAATGCGCTTTCCTTCAGAGAGACAGTCCAAGTCAACTTTTCCGAACGGAACACGTGCTTGTTAACTGGTCCAGATGGCTCGCCACCAAAATTGATCGCTACCTCTTTGGCCAGCTCCAGATGGGGGTATTCTTTCCGCAACGCCGAGACAAAGGCTGCTGGAGGACGAGTCCCACCGAGTTCAAGCAAGGTCGGAAAGCGAAACTCACAAACTGCTTGCCGCAGGAAGTTTCTCTTATAGCGATCGACGTTCTGAGAACGAACGTTCACCAGAGAGTCTGCGTTCCACTTTGAAGTCACATTTTCACCATGCGGAATTTGTCGTCGGTGGAGTTCGCGCCATTCTGCCATGAAAACATGAGCGCTCAACCCCAATGCAAAACGCGGGCTGGCCGACCCGACCGCGTCAGTCGTCAGGGCCTCTCACTTGGTTGGATCAACCCTATCGCCCTTGCGCTCCCGAACATAGTGCTCGGTCATCGCGATCGATTTATGCCCCAATTGGCGCTGTGCTGCTCGAATGTCGCCCGCCGACTCGGTTTTGTCGGTCCCCGCCTTTGCACGAAGATCACGAAACTGAAAGGCATCCTTCGCTACGCCTGCCAACTCGCGCGCACGATCGAATCGAAACCGTAATGCGTCCGCCATCAACCGACCACCCGTTTCGTTCACAACGAGTGCTGTGCTGACAACCCCATACCCCTTCTTGCGAGCACGGATACGCTCCAACACGCCGGCCAGCCGCCCCGTCACTGAGATTCGCAGCCGCTTACCGCGTTTACCCTGCTCGACCCATAGCTCTCCATCTTTGATATCGCGTTCGTCAAACTTAAGCGTATCCGCCGGCCGCTGCCCGGTCAGGTATGCAAGATCCATCGCGTCGCGTAACGGTTGATCCGCAACTTCCCAGACTTTCTGAAACACGTCGTCCTCGACGTATACGTTTCGGCCCGTCTCCTTGTTACGACGAACCCCGGTGCTAGGATTCGTCGCGTCGGTCAGTCCGTGCTCGCGAGCAAAGTTGAAGATATGCGAAAACAGCGCAATCTCACGGTTCGCCCGCACATGCCCCGCCTTTTCCGGCACTGGCTTCTTCCGCTCGACGTACCACGCCTTCGCCTGCTCCATGCGCCAGGACAGATACTGCCGGATGTGCACCGGTCGAACATCACCCAACAAGGCTGGCGGTTCATCGAAGAACTTGAAGAGATTTTCCAACTCGACCAGATTGTCGCGTTGCGTTCGCCGTGACTTCAGCGGCAACACATCACGCATGTATCGCTCGGCTGCATACCGGAACGTCACCAGATCGGTATGACGCGACCGGCTTTCGAGCTCCAGCTCTGACCACTTACGTACGGCCTCAACAAAGTCCGAACCAAGCGGGATCTCTTTCCGTGGCACGCCACCCGTGTCGTAATAGTAATAAACGACACCGCTCCTCTGCGTCCTAGCCCTCATGCGAGGCGGAAGGTTCAAATTCTTCGTTCTTCGTCGGCCCATTTCATCCAACAATCACACGCGGCTCCCAACCGCGTCGCACAGTACGAGGGGCACTTTCGCGCTTACCCTCGATCGTCGACCGAGCCACAATCGGCCGACCAGCAGCGTTCACATAAAACGCTATCCCCATGCGACGAAGCGCATCGATCTGCTTCGACTTCAACTTACGCCCCGTCAAAACCGCCAACTCTTCTACCGAGAGAAACGTTTCGACGGTCATCACGCCTCCCTAGTCGAAAGCCAAAAGCACCCGAGCTCTTGGTTCCAATAGGTCTGACATCGATCAAGCGGCGCACCTACACGCATCGCCGCCTCAAACGCAATACGCAACGCGTCAGCCGGACTATCCGACAACACGTGATCGATCGGCATGACTTCAGGCACGGTCACGCCACGACTTGTCCAATATCGCTTTTCGTTAAGCGAGTGTTCCGCGAAATCCTTCGTGATGTACTTAGCGAGGTACGACGCCAGCTTGTGCCTTAGCCCCTTCTCGCGAAACGGATTGCGCACATGGATATTGCCGTTCCCAACACCAACGATGCTCTGCCAAATTGAACGCAGCACTCGATAGTTCTGACGCCCCTTCACCGCAATATGCAGATGCCACGCGCCACGTCCCTGACGCTCAGCTACCGCTACATACTGAAAATCGGACAGCTTCGACAACCGGCGACGAAATGCATCGAAATCCCGCTTCAAGCGAGCCTTGTCTTCCATGTTTTCTCGATACGTCAGCGTGGTCATCCGGTCGGCACCAATCGCCTTACAACGAAGCCGCACTTGCTGTTTGGCACGCTTCGCCGCGTCCATAAGATTGGCTTCGCTGTTATCCGACTCGCCGCGCTTCGCCTTTGGTCTAGCATTCAGCGACAACGCGCCCATGTATCGATCGAATCGCGTCGCAGTCACCTCCACCTGACCATCACCGAAGTTTCGACCACGAACCACCCACTCCCGGCGAAAGGCCGAGAAATCGCCTATACTCTCGTCGTGCATTGCAACTAGCCCTTGTAATGCTGTTGTACGAGCCCTGAACCGTTGCCGCGGTCAGGGCTTTTTCTTTGCTTGCCTACAGAACAATCGACTCAAACAGCTCTCGCTCAAAACAACCGGCCAACGCACTATCAGCCCACTCCAGTACGGCCTCCATCGACTCGAAACGCTGAACGCACCCATCGTCGAAACTGATCCGACCAACCCGGCACCAAGAAGGCATGCGCGACCGATCCTTACCGGGTTTCACCAGAATCAGCGTCCCAGCGACAACGTACAAACCAAGCTTCCGCCTCACCACCATCACCGGTGCCCGACCGTCCGGAACCGCGACAAGCAATTTCGGTAAAACCGCCACAAGGTCCACCCCCTCTCCGAAATCGACCGTCCCGAAGCGATGCCATCTCGCGTTCGCCCCACATTCATTCATATCAGTACTCCTTCAGTCCTATCGCACAACATTGCTGCCCTCATCCGTTAAGTGTCCCTGATACAAGTTTAGGGGCCGCGCTTTGCGCGGCCCGCCCAGCGCGCTCTGCTTGCGCTCGGCGCGCCGCGCAAAGCTGACACCCCTCACACTCCTTCACCACACGCCGCTTGGTTCGGCAATGGGTTGCGCCGTCCCATGGCCGACACAACCCATTGCCAGAGCGTGCAGCGGTGTAGCTGCCGTCAAGGCCATGCCCTTCGGGTCGCTACGCGAGCCTTGACCGCAGCGCGACCGCTACCGCTTCGTTACAGGTCAGAGACCTTGCTCACCTGCAACACCAGCAACACTTCTGTACGCCCCTTCGAACCGGACTTCCCATCGAGGAAACTCGGTAACCAACCGACCGAATTGCGCGAACGCGACTCCTGATCCTGAACCAACCCGCCGAGCACGATCACCTCGCCGTCCTTCATGCTCACCGTTGTCTGCATCTGCCGCGTGTTTTTCGTCGGCGAATTGTTCACGCCTGTAGTGGTAGCCACGAAACTCGACATCTGCTCTTGAAGCTGCACCTGGATCACGTCCGCCATCACGGTCGGCTGAACGTCGAAAATCAAGCCCGCGTCCTGGTACTGCACCGACTGGACGGGCGTGCCACTCACCCCCTGATAGCTGATACTGCCAAGCGTCGGGACCTGAGAGCCGACATTGAGCCGCACACTGGAACCAGACAGCACCCGCGCGTGCGGATCGCTGACCTGCTTGAATCGCGTGTCTGCGTTCAGTGCTGAAATCGCGAGATTGAGGTAATTGCTCGTGAAGCGCAGCGCCGTCGCGTCCTGGTCAGTCGGCCCATTCGAAAACGAAAACTGCCCGCCAATGCCGTTCAGCACCTTGGCCGCAATCGAAAACGCCGAGTTCTGGTCGTTCCGCGTATTCACCTCATATACCCAGCCGCGCACCACCACCTCGCCTGCCGCCCGGTCCAGTTCGGGCAACAGTCTCTTCACATCACGGATCTCCGCCGCAGACCCGATAAACACCAAATCGTCCCCAACCGAGATAGCCGCGTGAGGCCGCAGCGGCACCGGTGCAATGACACTCGGCACGCCAGAAGCGCCCACCGGGGCCGCAAGCACATCAAGCGGCACCGAACCAGCGACCGAGCCTGCCGAAGCCGTCATGCGCCCGGAAAACAGCGGCTGCAATGCTTGAGAAAGATAGTCGGCCGTGCGGAAACGCGGGTGATACACATACGTGTCCCTCTCAGGGCGCTTCACCTCATCCGCCGGCCTCTTCGAGACAAAGTCCACCCCTTCTCGCGTCTCGACCCTGAAGCCCTGCGAGTCCAGGAACACTTTCACAAACGCACGCAGGTCGCCCGACTTGCCGTCGTACTGAAACGACACCAGCCGCGTATCCTGCAACACCTCCGAGCTGATCACGTGCGGCACATGCATGGCATCGCCGTACAACAGATCGACAAGCTGGCCGACGTTCACGAAACGCAGATCGAACGCCCCACCCTTTACGCGCGGCAACGGCTGCAACGGCACGGACGGCGACGCCTCAACGCCCACCGGCGCGACCACCCCCGGAAGCGGCGGCAACGCCGGAACCGGTGGAACCGACCCGGCCGCGAAAACCGACCACGAAAGCAGCACTCCGCAAATCGTTCCAACCAAACGCTTCATTTGCGTCCCCCGACCACGCTATCGTTCCCTGCGGCCACAGCCGCCACGCCGGTCCAGACAGCCACTCGCTCACCGTCGACCACGCCCGTCACTCCCAGCGTCTCGCCCCTGAACTCGTCAACTACCTCACGCCTGAAACGTCCACCGCCGTCCGCCAGAATCACGTAGCCGCGCCCGTCCACTGCATACTGCCCCGCCACCCGCCACGTCTTAGAATCCCCCTTACTCGCAGGAAGCTTCAAAGAACCATCTTCAGGACTGCCGACAGGCAATGAAGCGGGCACGTCCTTCTTGCCGGACATGCCGAACCCGCTATGCACGCTCCTAAAGCCCAACCACGCGAGCACCACAGCCGCGACCAGAGCGACCGGCAACACAAAAAGCGCCTTCGGAATGACACCCTTGCCCTTGGTGTGCATTTCGGCACTGGTATACAGCTCGTACACGTCCTTCGGATATCGCCACGGCGTCTTAACCGCATCGCGAAAGCCCGCGTTCGGGTTGTGCACCATGTCCCACTCGTACACCATCGCTCGCGACATGTTGAACAGCCGCCGCACGTGGACGTGTCGCCCGCAAATATCGCGAACCGTCTTGTTCATACGGTTCGGATGCTGCGTGATCACCACGAAGTCGACGCCCTTGTGACGATGCACGTGCAGCTCCGCGATATCCGGCGTCGGCTTCGTCCCGGCCGACACTGGCGCCCAGATCCGTTGGACCTCATCGACAACGATGATGTCGTTCGGCTGGCAACGGTTATGCCAGTCGCGCACCCAGTCGTCGTCGACCAGCTCATGCTCGAGCAGCAGCCCCTTAATGCCATTCACCACGAGACGCCGCCCCGCCGCAACCTCACGACGCAGCCACCACACCGTGTACAGCGTCTTCCCGCTGCCGGGATTGCCGGTTATCAGATGGATCATTTGATGAAGAATTTTTTAGCGCCAGCAAAGCCCGCCATCGCAATGCGCGCGCTTATGCCGCCACCGATATACCCGATGCCCTGGAACACCCCGCCCATCGCCAACACGTTCGCCATGTCAGACGTCAACCCGCCAACCGCCGACGTCAGCCACGACAGCGCCGTATTAATCGCGAGATCGATCCCACCCACGGTCAGCACGCCGACGCCCAACGCGATCAGCGCCTGTACGACAAGCGGCTGAACCAGCCCGAGCAGCCACACCGCCCACGTCATCTCCCATACCTCTGCATCATCTGATCAACTGCGTCATATGCATGGTCGGCCCGATGCACAATTGACGACACCATGTGCACTAAAAGCACCACCATCACCGCACCGCAAATCACAAGCACTTTCATAGCGACACCCCCATAGCAACGATCAAAGCGGCCGCCAGCGCACAGATCGCCAACACAAGCGGTCGCACTTTTTGCACGAACGAACACATCGGATCCCACGCCAGCGAAACAGTCGTACCTAGCACCTCGATCACCTGAGGCGCAGGACAAACGCCATCGGCTGCACCCACGCTCCACGGCGACATCGACACCTGGGCCGAGCTCGTCGGAATCGGTGGTGCCGCCGGAGCAGTGCCAAGCGGCTGGCAGGCCGCCGCATTCGGGAACTGCGTACAGTCGTTCTCAGCCGTACCGGTGTTCGTACCCGTCCCGGTGCCAGAGCCCGTGCCTGCACCAGTTCCCGTACCGGTGCCGGTGCCGGCCGTGGGCGAAATCGGAATCACCGTGGTCCCGCTCGGCGCAGGCACGGTCAACATATCGCTCCAGCTCGGCGTCGACACACCCACATCACCAACTGTCACAGGGTTCACCGCGTCATAAGGCAGGCCCCCGTATCCCGGCTGCGCCACAGCATCGCGCCACAACCGATTAGCCAAGTCAGCAACGACCTGTTGGGGAACCGGCGAGGCTGGCTGACCTTGCGCCGCCGTCGTCAAAAGACCCGCGACCGTCGACAGATTGCCGGTCACCGGATTGACCAGCCCTTGCACGGTGCCCGCCGTCGGATACGTCAGTTGATGCGTGTAGTCCGGCCACTGTGCCTGGTCGCTCGACCCGGTGCGCGTGTCGGTGATCGTCACGCTGATGTAATTCGTCCCGCCTGCATTCGTCACCACCGACCACGAGCTAAGCGTCCATGTCTCGACCGCGCCATACAGATCCGGCTGCCCCACGTTCACCGGCGTCGTGAGAAACGCGTACCACTGCGCGAACTGCTGAGGCGTTGTCGCGTAAAGCTCGGCAGCACCGTCGATCGTGAAATAAGAAATCCCAGGCTGAACGGACGACGACGGTTGCATCGGCAGCGCCCAGCACGGCTGCGTGGACAGACAACCCGAGCCGCGATACATCGGCGCGCCTTGCGAAACCGCCGCCGCCCAGCAATGATTGCCAGCCGTACAGCCGCTCGCACCGGCGTTCGCGTTCCCCGGATACGCAAAATTCGTCACCGCAGGGGTCGGTCCAACGGTGACCGAAACTGGCATCGGCGCACCGTCCGGTGTCGTCCCCGCGCCCGTCGCAATCGAAAACTGCACGTTCTTCGACACCAAATACGCTGTACCTGCCAACACCCCGGCACCAGCCGCCACTGTCAGCCAAACCGGCGACGTCGCAATCCCGACCACCCCTGTCAGCGCAGCACTTCCGTACGACAGCGCACTGGCAGCTAGTCCAATCGCCGTCTCCGTAGACACCGCAGCCGCAGCAGACACAGCCAATCCACGGCGGGCCAGATTCGCTGCGATCGAGTTCCAGACGGCCGCGTTGATACTTCCGGTAAACGCCCCTGCCGGCACTGCGATAGCCTGCGCGTGAGCCTGCTGCTGCACCAACACCGCCAGCAACGCAAACGTCACAACGATCCTTTTCCACATGGCGGTCACGCAAACAGGATGAAACCCACCAGCCAACACGTCGCAACCACAATGCCGACGCACTCATAGAACCAAGTCATCACGCCTCCCCGCCCGAATTGAAATGGTCACGCAGCACCCGCAGGCCATAAGCCACCCCCAGCACTGCCAACACAGCCCCACCGATCTCAAGGCCCACCGTCTCGCCACCGGCCACCGGCTCATCACTCGCAAGCGTCGAAACTTGCAACTGCAACGTATTCCCTGCCGAATCAGTGCCGCACACCACCGAATGCCCACCCGACGACACATACGTAACGCCAGCAACACCAGCAGGCCCACAAACAATCGCCGTCAGCGCCATACGCCCTCCGACTCAACCGCGCACAAAGGCCAAACAACGCCGGAAGCCCTCACGCACCACCACCAGCGCAACAGCAACGACCACCACCCACACCGATACCGGCCAGTCCGGCAACGACTGCGAAGCAACGGCACGAGAAGGCCCCGAACCATGCCCCACCACCGCCGCACCCATCATCACAATGCTCATAACCGACCCCACATAAAAAGAGGCGTCCGGTTGCCCAAACGCCCCTCGTGCTCCCCGCGAGCCGATTAACGACCGAGGAAGGAACCCACCTTGCGGAAGCCCCATGCGACAGCCGCAACGCCCAACACTGCACCACCAACAGCCACGACCGCAGGCGTCACTGCGCTGACCGAAGCGGTCACTGCGGTTACGTCCACGCCCGATGCCTGCGCAAACGCGCCAGCCGAAGCCGCCACACCGCCCGCGAGAACTGCCAACTTCATCTTCAACTTCTTCATGAGATCACCCCTTAAACACGGCCCAAAGAAAAAGACCCATCCGCCCGGGCCAGCCGCGAACGAATCGACTAACCCTTTACTTACGCGGCCCCCGCAAACGCTCGACCAGACGAAGGAACAGATGCGCCGCCAACAGCACGTTCATCAATGCGAGCTGAGCCGAAACCGGATCGACCGCGTACGACGACAGGCGATACATCGCTTATGCCGCCTTCGGCTGCGGTTTCGCGGGTCCGAATGGCGACAACGAGACAATCTGCGGCACCAAGCGGCCTTGATCTTGTCCGTAACCCATACCGAACGAAAACTCAGCCAGATAATCGCCCGGCTGAATATCCTTGAATTCGCGAGGCAAATTGATCGTACCAACGACAACTTGCTCACCCCCAGCTTCAGAATGTTGAGTAAGTACGCAATGGGCTGTCCGAATCTCGAATGGCAGACCCGTTTTCTTAGAAGTTCCGGAATTTGATGCAATCGCCAAAATGGTAAGTTTTTGTTTTGCCATGGATATCACCGATCTTTAATTATCGAAAGCGTCACCGTGAATCGAACGCAGACGAACAGTACACAGCGCGCCGCAAAGCCACAATCCCCCGAAGAATTGCAGTTCACCAAATGCACCCCATTCACCCCACCAAATATGATCATTTAGTAGAATCATTTGATCCGCTTTAGTCCCAACAGACCACACGCGCTTGATAGACGAATTGAATTACAAAGGAACAATTAATTACTTGAATAATCTAAGAAAATTCAGATCGACGTTCAGCACGTATCGACTCGCACAACCATCGGAGATATGCGACCACGTCCACGGTGGCAAAAAATTTTTCTATCGGATAGCAACATCCGATTAGACCAACGGATCTCAACCCGCAAAGTACATATGCTCAAGCCGCTCAACTCGAAAGAATCTGACTCGCTCGACCTCACCGAGATGAGCTTCGCTCGATGGGAAAAGCTTCTGTCACGCGATGATGGGCGAGCAGCGGCTAGCCATCTCAGCGCCGGCCACCCCATCTACGTTCACGACGCTCTAACTCCAACTGGTTTGGTAACGAAAATTTGGCCCGACGGCCGACGGGAGCACGTTAGATTCAGTGCACAACAGGGCGAAGTTGCAGTTGGAGACGCGAGCCACGACGTGACCTGAAATTGCACCGCAACGTTGTGGGCGGGCTCGCGGAGATAGGGAGTTTAGAGGGAGAAATCTTGCTAGATTGCGGTGCAGGAATTCCCTTTACAGCATTGTTTTTATTGATAATTCCGGTGGAATCATAATCCGCAGGTCCGGGGTTCGAATCCCTGATTCGCCACCAAATGCGAAA